CAATTAATTCCGACATTGCAAGCCCGTAAACATCCGTACCTGTTACAGTTGCAGTCTGAGACGTATCACCAGCGTTAGTCGAAACAATCGTTATGGTGCGCGCCACATCAAAAGTAGCAACACCACCAGTTGCAGAAGCACCGTTTATGGTGAGGTTACCAGCACCAGCTACTGCTTGAGCCGCAGCCACTGCTGTTGCCGAAAAGGCCACAGGGACCACATCGTAAACAAACATTGGCGACATAGCCACACCCGGTTCCGAAGCGGTACCGTTATTAGCAAAGTTCCTACCTGCCCGGACACCATCAGAGAAGTGAGTCATAAATTTTCTCCAAAATTAGGGAGGTGACGGATGCCACCCCCCTTATCCGATTAGGAAGCGCCCTGCGAACCCCAGCCTGCGCGGAAGTTCGAGCAGCCGAACGAATAACGCTCAATGGCTTTCGCCTTGAGGTTGTCGGTGTCGAAGTCCGTGTAGACATCGGTTTCGAGAGATTCACGCTCGTAGTGCTTGAATCCGTTAGGAGCGTCGGTGAGCAAGAACCAACCGTTCGTGTCGGTCAGGAACATGTTAACGCGATGACCCTGCGGAACCGCAGAGTTGTTGTAAATTGCGTTAATATCGTTGTTCGCTGTATCGACGCGGAACTGCGATTGGAGCAGGCGAGTCGCCGTCCACTGCAGTTCGGCTGGAACGATGAGCTTCGTAGGCTTCGTCATGATGCGGAGGCCCGCAGCATCACGGAAGCGCTGAACGCCAACGATGGCATCCTGAAGCGACGTTTCGTTCAAGTCGGCCTGTACCGTGAAGGTGTTGGCAACAGTACCGTTTTCGATGGGGTGAGCCGTCGAGAACAGTGGCTGGCCGTCACCAATTGGGAAGTTTGCAGAGAAGCCGTTGTTTAGAACGGATGCGCCGAGAACTTCTTTGGTCTGTTCCATCGACTGACGAAGAGCCTTCGCCTGCAGTGGGAACGACGATTGGTACAAGTTGTCCTTGATCGCCTGACGGGTGATGATGAAACCAATGCTGGTGTAACGGTTTACATAGTTCGTTACAAAGCGTTGACCCATTTCGCCGTAAGCGGTCGAGGCGCCTTCTGCCTTGATCTGAGCCAAGCCGAGCAGCTTGACTTCGACTTCGATTTCAACAGCCTTATCGGATGTGTGCTTCTCGAAGATTTCCGACCACTGGCCCGGGTACATCGGATAGTCGCCAAATACGGCGGCTAGACCGGGCCGGAGCAGGTCGCGGATTGCGGTTGTATTAATAGCCATTTTGAATTCTCCCTACTGGCTTATCAGATGCCGGTTGTGCCGCCACGATAGAAGTGGTTGTTGAGCGTCACATGCCAGTTAGCGAAAGCACCAACAGCGTTACCCGGAGTCGGATCAAGCTGGAGGATTTTGCAGTTTAACGTGCTGGTGTCGGCTTCCGATGCGTTGTTGATCGAAACAGCGGAAGTACCCGTTGCAGTCGAACCAGCAGTGTAGAGGAAGTTGATGTTCAAGCCACGATCAGCCAGAGCAAGCGGTGTGCCAGCTGCGCCAGAAGCGTTAGTTTCTTGAATCGAGAACACTGTGTTCGGATCATCAATCACGAGAGCCTCAACGACAGAGCCGGCGAGAACGCCGGGGTTGCCGGGCCAGTAGTTCATAAATTTTACAACGCCTGTGCTGTCGGTGTACTTAACACCCCAGAACACGCCCATGCAGGTAGCGCCAGCAACGCCAACACCAAGTGTGCCGTCAGCCAGAGTTGTGACAGGATCGCCACGGTAAAGTGCAGTCGCGTAAGCGTTTGCGATTTGGTAAGGGTTGGTCGCGCCAGTCCAAGCAGATCCATCAAGTTTTTTGACGGGCTGAAAACCATTAGGCGCATTCGTGCCGTAAGACATACGGTTTCTCCATGCTAAAATGAATGATTCGGCTTTAACCTGCCTGCTAGGTGACGCGATACGTTACGCGACATCGAATCGACTACCCGCCGTAGGAGTGGATACGTGACCACCATCGAGGTGCAGGATACGTAACCTGCGTCGAGGATACGATAAATAACTCAATTCAATACATTGTCAACAACATAAAAAAACCCCCACCCAGTTGCCCGGGCAGGGGAAGTTCCCACAACGCGAATAAGTGCGCTGTGGCCGGAGGTTAATCCTTAAACGATGTAACGCGCTCAAACGATACGCCGCTATCTTTATCCTCAAAGCGTGGCAAGTTCGGGTCGTTTTGACCAGTCCATGCAACGTCCTGCAAAGTTTCAATGTTTTCCAAGTCGCGATCTTCGGTGCGCTCGTTAACATCCCGTGTAGGGCATTCACATAGCATTAAACCACCGCGACGGATAACCTGAACTTCCATGCCTTCATAGCCGGGAAGGGGAGGAGGAACCATTTCTGGGTGGCGTGACGCAGGAACTGGAACCCAGCCCTTGATCATACGATCCGTCATGTTGTCTGGATCTGGTTCGTTTAGGGTTGATTCGCGAACCCAAGCATACGTCATGTCCGCAGGGATCTTGTCCTTGGGAACATATAGCTTGGATTGGAAGTGCGTTTCAGGACGCTTGCGCATACCTGTTTCGCGGGTTTCTGCTGCTCGACTCTGCGAGATTCTCGATGCTCGTGCCATTATTAAGATCCTTTACTTTGTTTTAGCTTTTGAACTGCGTAGTGTCTTTCGCCTTCAAGTTTCGTCATGCGACTTCCATTTGGATTACGAATCGCACCCGATTCTACCAATTGATGCGCCATCCGACGTTCATCTGATGAGAGGCGGATAGTCTTGGCGCTTTTGCCTTGCTGGTTTGACGCACTGCGCTGGACAGGAGCTACATTAGATTCACGAGACATGGGTGGAGTTCTCTTGCTTGGGGTTGATACAGCTGAGAATGCGTCAGGATATTCCTTGCGCATGTGCCGGTCGATTTCCGTGAAGTAATCAACGCCACCGATTTCGTCGTCACGGCCTTCAGAACGATACCGACGCTCGATACGTCGTGCGTACAGGGTTGCCTCTTCGTGCATCTCAGGATCGAACTCAGATGACTGTGGCTGGAACCAATCGTTCTTCTGAATCCAACCAGCTGTGCGTGGTTCAAGCGTAGTCTGAGGCTGAGCCTTTGGCTGAGCTTGCTTTTGCACCTCTGGAGTTGTTACCTTTTGCTCAGCTTCCCAGTTCTCAACGCCAGAGAGATCGTTCTGCAGTTTGTAGTAAATGCTTTGCAGTTCAACAATCTGTTCGCTGTCGCCCATAGAATGAGCATCCATGAGCCTCTGCTTAACAGAGCTTGCCTCATTTATGAGGTTATTCTTGTAGTGCGACATCATTGCAAAGTCAGACTGCTGACGCATCTGCGCTTCGTTCTCCAAGCGAGATTCCGCTTCCTGCGCACGGCGCTCAGCATCGGCTGCCTTACGGGACAGCTCAGCTATGCGCTTGTCAGGTGAACGCTTGCGTTTCGGAGCCTCTTCTTCAGGCTCCTCTTCAACTTCCTCTACCTCAAGCTCCTCTTCCTCAGGCTGCTCGTCGGCTTCTTCTTGTTCGTAATCCGCGAGGCTTTCACCGAGATCGTCTTCAGTTATCTCAATGTCTATGTCCTCTGTCGGCCCCTCTTCTGTAATGGGAAGTTCTGGAATTTCGGTTTCTTCATCCATGTTCTATTCCTTAAAAATTGCCAGCGGACTTGCCGGATTCGACATCTTCTGGCCCAGCAATAACCGCCATAACGCGATCATCAGGCAGAAGCGCTACCGCAACTCCACGATAGGAAACCATTGTTGATTCGTAGCGCGGGATCAAGATCCAGTCGCCAACCTTGCACCACGGCCCGGAACGCTCAAACTTTTCACCCTGATAGGCTTCAGGCCCGACAGCGCACACCAAGGCAGATACCGAGGAGTACTTGTCTTCAGCGCGAACCGTATCAGGCAGGTAAAGCGTCACTTCCGTGCCGTCTTCCTTCTTGATTGTCTTCAGCTCTTCAGGGCGGATGTAAATTTTTACAGCCACGAGATAACCAGCTGGCCGCATATCAAACGGCTGACCTGTCATCTCTATGAACTGCGCATCGATGAATTGCTTTGCAAGCTCTTCCTCGTGCGGTTCAATATTACTCATGTTCATTAGTAATGACTCCTTGTTTTTTGTTCCGGTATTTTATCATCGTCAGGCTGCATCATGCGCTTATACTCGTCGGCGATGACCTGAATTGCAGCTGTATAGCCACGCACCAACGCATTCCCCTCCAGAACCTGAAGGGCAATCTCTTCCGCCGACGATGCTGGAGAGTAACGCTCTCCTTGGCTCGACGGCCTAAAACGTGCATTTAACGAGTATTCTGTGGCGCGATCTCGCAGCTCACTGATACGCTCAACCGCTCTGCGGCTTAGTTCCTCTGCGCTCAATTTTTTTCTCCGGTAGTTTTTGTTGCAGCGGCAGGTCTTCGCCCACCTTCTGCGGAATTAAGTGTGCGCGACCGCACTGTTAAAGCACGGTCGCGCTCTCTTTATTACTTGTCGCGCATCTTGTTCATGGCATGCGTGATTTTGCCTTCAGGCGTCATCATACCCTTGCGAACCTTGGCAGCGCCGCCAGCAGCTTTCTTAACTGGCTTCTTCATGCCCTTCATAGGCTCTCCAATAGCGATCATGACAGCGAGGCCGTCTTTCTTAGCTTTGCCACCCTTCTTCATGCCGCCCATTTCGGTAGCCAGCTTGCGGGCAGTGTCGGAAGAGGTATGAACATCGCCACCCATCTTATAACGTGGGCCCTCAGAACGCATCGACCGACCAAGAGTGTCAGCTTCGGTCTGTGTAACCTTAGCCTTCGCCAGTTCTTCGCGGCGCTTGCGATCCGCTTCACGCTCAGCAGCCGTCGGCTGAGGAGGCGTGTTCTTCTTCACAGAACCGCCAACCTTATAGGTCGGGATCGGACGGGCGTTCGCACGCTCCTGAAGAGCCTTCGCACCGTTCGGTTGATTAGGCATAGGCTCAGCGATTGCTGGGCCGAAAATTGCACGAGCCTTAGCCCGCATGTCAGTCATTTTCATTGGTAACCTCCATTATTACGCAGGGCTTCGGACTGCATCTTCATTGCTGCAATCCGTTCTCGCGAAGCCCGGTCTTCCGCGTCAGTCTGGGCTTCTAATTGTGCCTTCGCCATATCGACTTGGGCATCAAGTTTACTATCAGCATCACGCTGCTGAATCTTCATCTGCTCCATCTGAAGCATTGGATCTGGGCCGGGAGGCTGAGCCTTATAGGATGGCGCAAGCTGCTGCATGGCCTGTGCAACCATAGCCGCAAGCTGGTTCTCGATCTCTGGTGGCAACGGCTGGCCCGGAGGCGGCAACGGCTGGCCAATGATCTGCTCGACCTGCACGCGCATCTTCAGAGCCAAATGCTCATTAATGTGCGCCTGCAGCGCTGGGTTCTCTTCAGCAATCGGGGCGTGTGCCGCAATGTGTGCGTCGTGATCCTGATACGCGCCTGCAACCAATGGCTTGCCGGTAAGCGCGTTCTGGTTCTCAGACAGCGGATCTAGCGGCCTTGGCTTCGCCTGCTCAGGCAAGAGCAGCAATTCGATCTTCTCTTCGGCAATTCCCATCTCAACGTACATCTGGCGATAGGCTTCGCGTAGATTGTGTTGGTCAGGCTGCTGTGTCGCAAACCGCAACAGAGCTTCTGCGCGCATCATACGCTGTGCCGACGAAGAAATGTTTGGGTCGCTGACTGGGATAACGTCGATGTTGTTCGAGAAGTCTTCCCGCATAATCGCCGACATTCCGCCGCGAACGGGGAACGGATACGGTTCGTCGGGTAGATACTTGCCAAACAAATTGGCAATCATCTTTAGTTCCCGATTGAATGCCTTATGCGCCCTCTTGAGGGTCGCCGACTGGAGTCGGGTTGCCGCTTCCATAAGAGCCACAGTCGTTCCAACTGGGGCATCCTGTCTACCTTCACCCACGGCAATCTCCGCCGTGTTTGCAAGATTCCGCGCACTCTCATACGTTTCCTTCAGCAGTGCCAAAGAAACCTGCGAAGGTTCCTTATATGGCATCGTCATGATTGCGTTCTGAATCGGCATACCGCCCGTGTCGATTTCACGGAACTCAGTCGGGCCAATCCCAATGTTGTTGTCGTCGAGACGCATACCCTTAACGCGCAAGCCGCCGGGGAAGTTGTTCAACGTCGCCGCGTCAATCAACTGCCGGCGGATCGATGTCGCAGTCTTTGCCGAGTTGCCTAATAAGTGTGCATAGCCAAGACCGTAGAAGCCAACGCCGGGCATCAGCTTATAATGAACGAACGAACTCTGACGCTGGAACGTAGGGTCTTCTTCCTCATAGTTCCGATAAATCGACAGAACCTTACGGCTGCCTTCTTCAATCGTCACAATGTACGGTAGAGGAATACCATCCTCATTCTCAAAGCCTTCGAGATTCAGGTCTGCATAAACCTCGTAGATCTTGTATTCTTCTGTGCCTTCAGCGCCCGGCTCAACACCCTGAACACCGTCAACCTGCGCCTGAATAGGCGTCTGATCCGTATCATCCGGCTGTGGATCACCGACCTTAACGTCGCGATACACACCTGCCAGCTGTGCCAAGCGGAAATTCCGGCGCGTCATCGGCGTAATGTGACAGTAGCGCGGGCTCGTTTCTAAATCGGTCGTGCCATACGCAGCAATGAAGTTGTCAGGCAAAACAAATCGGCTCACCGGGCGTCCCAGTAGCCGATCCTGATATACTTTCTTGAATGTCGAACCCACCAGCGCCAGCCAGAACAGCATCTGGTCAAACTCTTCGTAGAACTCAGGGGCCAATTCCGTAAGGTAAAGGTTCATGAAATCCTTAACCCGTGACGCCTGAGCCTCCAGCTGCTCATTCGCAACGCCAATAACCTGCGTCTTAACCGGGCCAGCTGCTGGTAACAGCTCACCACAAGCCACAGCCTGCCAGCGCACAACAGCTTCTGCCAAGAGTGGATCGTAAACGCCACACGCACCCTTAAACGGCGTCTGGCGGTCTTCAATCTTCAAGCCCATCAGCTTGATGCCCTCAGACATCGTGGTTTCCCACTCAGCGCGGCTCTGCTTATCTTCCTCAACACCGCTCAGCAACATCTCGCCAAGACCATTGAGATCCATATCATCCATGTGTAACGCAAGGTTCGAGTCGTGAAGAATTTCTTCATCATCATCTTCCGCTGGTTCAAAATCAATCTCAACACCGCCGTCATCCAGCTCGGTGATCTCAGCGCCATCAACCATCTCAGGGGCGCTCATTTCAATTTCGTATTCTGCATCGCCCTCAGGCATCTCAACGTCAATACCACCAATGCCCTCAAACTGAGGACGCAGTGTATCTTCGATAGTCATCGGTTTACGGGCCATTAAATATACTTTCTCTGGCTGGCAATTGAACCATCATCAACAATGATGCCACCATCGGCATAGCCATGAGGCAACACCAATTTTGTTTTCTGTTCATTCTTTTTGAAATAATTTTTCAAAGCCTTCGCCCCTCCGGCGTTGGTTACATTAGTTGGAGATGCATAGAATGTCCAGCCATCCTTATCAGAGCCAACCCATTTCCCAGCAGGAGGAGCATCTTTGGCCTTCGCCGCTAGGCTATCATCAGAATAGGTAATGTGATTAGTTTTTTTATACGTATCATCTAAGTGACCAGTAACGGGATCAGGATTAATCCCAGCATCATAAGCAGCGCGCACATCGTAATCCGGAGTTTCCCGGATCTTATGTGTCTTTAGCCATTCTTCATATGATGGACGTTCTTCAACCATTGTGCCTCATACTAATAAAATGCAGCGCGTTCAAGCGGTACGTCATATACCTCTTCATAAGGGTTGTCTGTATTGTGAACCCAGCCAGACTGCTTAATACGCAAGAACGCCATTGTCATCGTGTCAACCCAGTCCCTAGAATCAGCTGCAGGAAACTGCACGCACTGTTCCATAAAATCTCGCGCCCAAGGCCGCAACTCATCATATGACGGCTTCATCGCCGGTAGCCACACTCTACCATTTTCAATCAAGTCAGTTACCAATCGAACACGCGCCATCTTATCACCAAACTTATCAGGATTAAATGGCGTTGCAACAATTCCTGCACGGCCTAAGTCGTGTATCAGCATCTGGCCGTTTGCCTTCGCTTCAACCAGCACCGTATCCGGTTTGCGGTTCTTCGATACCTTAATCGGTACGCGATAGTTATCGTCACGGTAATCAATCGCCATGCGCTGCACCATGCGCCGCAGGATAGGCCACTCCGCCCGGTCGCGCCACACCGACAACAGTATCAGGTTTGGTATATCATTCTCATCATCAAACACGCCCCATGTCGTGGACGCACTAAATGCCGATGTCTTGTTCGCCGTCAGTGCCGTATCCCACGCCTGTATGACGTACTTCACCTCCGGCGGATCAGGGGAGCGCCACCACTTAAACCACGTCTGATCGATAATACCACCAGCATCCACAACCGGATTCTGCTGATACAGCGACGACCAGATACGGCTCGTCGTGGAAGGCTGGCGGCGGATCTTCTCCAGTTCCTCTTTCGGAAACTGTTCCGGCCACAGCGCATCTCCGGGCTCACGCCCCAAAATGTCGTTATCCACCGCCAGCGCGGGCAAAATCACCCGCTCCCACTTCTCGCCTTCACCATCCCGTTCGCCCTGATCCAAGCGACCCATGTGGTCGCCCAAATGCCAGCGCGTTCCTATCAGGATGATAGGCGTGTCCTTGTTCTTACGGCGCGTGAAAAAATCCGCACCGTACCAAGCCCATAACTTATTCCGCTCACTGTCCGACTCAGCCGCCTGAATACCCGACAGCAAATCGTCTCCAATCAATATATCCCCGCGCCGGCCAGTCACGTTCGCGCCAACAGCCGTAGCGTGATAACCACCAGCCTGCGTCGTCATCCACTCGCCAGCCGCCGTCTTGTCGGCACTAATCCCCACACCCGGAAATAACCGCCGATGTTCGTCGCCCTTAATTACATTGCGAACCTTCAGACCAAACGAATCCGACAGCTCCTGCTTATGCGTACTGAAGATCACGTTCTTCGTCGGGTTCTTCGCGAGGTAATAGGCCGGGAAGTAATGTGAAGCGGCAAACGACTTACCATGCCCCGGGGGCATCGAAATCATCAGCCGCTGGATCTTACCATTCGCCACATCATCCAGCTTATCACAGATCAGCTTCAAATGCGGCGGCGGCTTCAGCCCACTCACATACTCAATATACGCAGCAAACGACGCCATAGCCTCCTCGCGGGCAACCAGCTCCGCCAGTAAGTCATCCGTCGTCAGGTTATCGTTCATTCCGTTTCAAGGCCTATTTCAGCGTACATTTCAACGGTCATTTCCGTCTGCCGCTGCTCCATCATCTCTTTAGCCATGTAAAGTGCCTCTGAAACTATTAATTCTCCGGCATGAGAGTCCCACTCACGCACACCTATGAGCGCCTGCATGGCCAAACCAGCATACCAATCGCGTAACTCTTTTTCCTTACGATTCATCACTTTTCTCCTTTAATCCCCATATGCGGGTTATTATGCGGGTTTATTTTCATTTAAATTCAACGCCATCCAACCACGCATCCACCAAACGGTGCAACCCCTCGCGGTTCAGTCGTCCCTCCTGCGTGTCCGGGAATGGACACTTCTGCCGCAACAGTAAATCGTGACCCT